ATCCACCGAGGAGCCAAGCCATGAGCGACTATCTCTACAAGGGTATCGTCCCGCCGATCACTGAAGAACAGGCCCAAGCCGAGTTTGCTCGTCTTTGGCGTCCAGATGGCGAGAAGGGCAAATACACCTTTCCGGTCGAAGTGGCTGTCGAGATGCTTCGTCTCCGGGGTTTTATCGTAGCCGATCCCGATCTGCTCGAGGCACGCGAAATTGTGGCTCGGGAAGTGATTGGTTACAGCAAATCGATCCGCGAAGGCACGGCGTACCAAGAGCGCGTCGACGCAATCCTGATTGGCATCAAGCGCGGCCGCGAACTGGCTTCGGGTGCCGAGTGATGGATCCGATTGAGCGCATGATGTGGAAGGAGTTGGCCCGAAGCTGGCTCATACCCCGAAGCGTCAAGGAGGCCGTGGCGTTCGAATGGGCGCGCGGTCGGCCTGGTGTCGGTATTGCAATCCTTGCCGTCTTTCAGTGCGCCGCGATGGCCTTCGCTGTGGCCGTGACGGTGAAGTTTTCGTGACCCGCGCCCCTCACCCCGCCCACCACTGCGGATCGCCAATGTCCCCCGTTACGAATGAAGGAACAGGAAGATGAGTGCATATTACCGTTGGAGCGACAACGATCGCCGGCTTACCAAGCGCATCATCTACTCGCGTGCTGGCAAGGACGGTTACTGCCCGCTGGGTGTCGCGCTGACCTCTCGTGGCGATGAGGACGAGAGCGGCTTCAACACGCTGCGCATCAGCGGCTTCGGTCACACGCTGGTGTTCATCCTGCCGGAATTCATCAAGCCGACGCGCACCTGGGTGGACACGTCCCACTACGAATGGTCGAAGGGCTCTGGTGGTTATTGGGATCAACACCGCGTCGAGTACAGCTTCGCGTGGCACTCCGAAGGCGGCGACCTGCATGTCCACCACGGCCAGCAGACAGGCGATAGCACAACCGACAAGTCGTGGGTTTGGTCAGCTCCATGGAAAGAATGGCGCCATGTCCGCCGTAGCTTCTACGGGCTGACCGGCGAGCGGCTGGTCGACATGCCACAATGGGGCAATCGGCCGGCAAAAACCGACTTCCGTATTCGCCACGCTGCCGAAGAGGCGATCCAAGCGAGCATTCCCACTGTGTCCTTCGGCTTCACCGATTACGATGGCGAAGCGCTGACCGCGGTGACACGCATCGAGGAGCGGGAGTGGCAACGAGGCGTGCGCTGGTGCCGTTTCCTCTCGCTGTTCTGGCCTGCCAACATCCGCCGGTCCTTGGACATCCAATTCAGCGGCGAGACCGGCAAGCGCAAGGGTTCGTGGAAGGGCGGCACGATCGGCCACAGCATCGATATGCTGCCCGGTGAACTGCACGAAGCTGCGTTCCGCCGATACTGCGCTGCGCACGGGATGACTTTCGTAGGCCCCACCACCCCCGCCCGCAACACATCGCAAATTGGAGAAGGATGATGAGTGACTGGATCGGCGAACTTGTCGCAGTAGACGATGGGTTGGGCAACGATTGGTTTGGCGATCAGGACCGGTCGCGGGCATTCGCAGTGGACGCGAAGGTTGAGTATCCGGCTTTTGCTAGTTGGTGGGCTCGCACTATTCCCGCCGAGACTGTTCCCAGCAGTGCATCGCATCATTTCACCGTGTGGATGGCAAGCGCTCGATATCGCGCTGTCCTAACCGCACCTGTTTCGACCCAGGCACCTCCCGAAGTGCCGGTGGACGTGCGGGTGTTGCTGCAAGAGGTGCACGATACCCTGCACGAATGCACGGCGGTCCTGACTGCGAACGATTGTATCAAGGTCGCAGCCGTTATGGCCCGCGTCCGTGCCGCCCTCGCCACCCCGGCCACCTCCGCATGACGCTTCATCTTTGTTTTGGGTTGGGGGAGTAGGGGGATGCTGGGCGATGCCGAGCTGATGCGCCAGTTCCGCGAACGTGCGGGATCGTGCGAGCTCTACCTCGACGCGGACAAGGCGCCTGATGGCTATCTCGGACACTGGCAGGCCATCTGCGCATGGGAGCAGGTCAAGTTTCAGGCGGGAGATCCGATCTACCCGCAGGAGCTTCGCGCCAAGATCCACGAGATCGCCGGCAGCGTGCCTGATCCCATGGCGGCGTTTGCGGTGAACACGACGCGATACGAACGGCCACTGGATGAAGTTACGAGGGGGAACGTATGACGACCACCCGCATGCGCCGATACGAACAGGTGGCGACCTACTGCCGCCAGTTCTTTGATCAGACCGGCTCTGTGCCGTCGTACAGCACGATAGCGAGCGCGTTGGGCATCTGTGACCGCGCGACAGTACGACAGCACGTCGTGGAGGCTGAGAGGCGTGGTCTGCTGCATCGCGCGGGGACGCCGATTGGAGGATCGGGTCGGACGCAGGGGCAGCGGATACGATTGGGACGGGCTGAAGAGGCTCAGGTTGTGGTGATCAAGATGGGGCGGGATTTGTGATGGTGCCGATGTTTGTCTTCAACGCCATCAAGGCCCGCGTTGAGAATGACCAGCCTTATGCGGGGATGGGTATACTGGTGCTTTGGTGCCTTGGCATCCCATTAGCTTTTCTGCTGACAATTCGCGTTGCCAGATTGATTGTCGAGAGGGTCTAGTGATGACGGATGTAGGACGACCAACGGCTTACCGTGATGAGTTTGCAGAGCAGGCGACAAAGCTATGCGAGTTGGGCGCAACTGACATGGAACTGGCCGAGTTTTTCAAGGTCGAGGTTCGTACGATCTACAACTGGAAGCATTCGCACCCCGAATTTTTTCAGGCACTTAAGGTCGGCAAAGACGCACTCGACGATCGAGTGGAGCGCAGCCTGTATCAGCGAGCAGTCGGGTATAGCTTCCCAAGTGAGAAAATCTTTGCCTATCAAGGATCTATCACGCGCGCGGACTGCATAGAGCATGTGCCGCCAGACACGGGTGCCGCAATGTCATGGCTCAAGAACCGGCGCGGCGACAAGTGGCGCGACAAGACCGAGACCGACATCAACGTGAAGGGTGATCTTGCCTCGCTCATTGCCGACCGTCGCAGGCGTGTTGCTGGAGGCGATGGTGGCAACGAGGCCTGATCCATTCCTCGAGCTAGTCGACGACATCGCAAGCTTTACGCACGATCCGTTGGCGCATGCTCGATACGCCTACCCGTGGGGTGAGGGTGACCTGCTCGGCGTGGATGGACCCCGCACATGGCAGGCCGATGTGATGGGCGACATCCGCGACCACCTGACCGACCCCGCGACGCGGCACACGCCATGCCGTATCTCGGTCGCATCTGGCCACGGCATCGGCAAGTCGGCGCTGATCGCCATGCTGTCCAAGTGGGGGATGGACACCTGCGAAGATTGCAAGGTCGTGCTGACCGCCAACACCGAGCCGCAGCTTCGAACCAAGACGATGCCCGAGGTCGCCAAATGGTCACGGTTGGCCATCACCGCGGATTGGTTCAAGATCACAGCTTCGGCGCTGGCGTCGACCGTGCCTGGCCATGACAAGTCCTGGCGGCTCGATGCCGTCACGTGGTCGAAGGAAAACACCGAAGCGTTCGCCGGCCTGCACAATCTCGGCAAGCGCATCATCGTGATCTACGACGAAGCATCGGGCATCGACGATAAGGTTTGGGAGGTGACGCTAGGCGCACTGACCGACGAGAATACCGAGATCATCTGGATCGCGTTCGGCAACCCGACGAAGAACACCGGTAAATTCCGTGAGACGTTCGGCCGCATGCGCGATCTTTGGAAGACTCGCCAGATTGATAGTCGGACGGTGGAAGGAACCAACAAGGCATATCTGCAAGAGTTGGTCGACACATACGGCGAAGATAGCGACATCGTGAAAGTGCGCGTCCGCGGTCTATTCCCGTCGGCGTCGTCGCTCCAGTTCATTCCGTCGAGCGTGGTTGATGCTGCACGCAAGCGCACTGTACCGATCGACTATAACGAACCTGTCGTCATGGGCGTGGACGTTGCTCGCTTCGGTGATGACGCATCCACAATCTACTTCCGCCGCGGTCGCAACGGTGCCTACATGCCACCGATTAAGCTGCGCGGCGTGGATACCATGACACTCGCATCGAAGGTTGCTGAGCAGGCAATGTTGAGTGGCGCGTCGGTCGTGAACGTCGACGAAGGCGGCATCGGGGCTGGCGTGGTCGATCGTCTGGTGCAGATGAATGTGCCGGTTCGCGGTGTGCAGTTCGGCGCCCGACCTGAAGGTTTGGTGAAGCTGCGGCATGGCGTGAAGGTCGCCAACCGTCGGGCTGAGCTTTGGGCTGTCATGCGCGAGTGGCTGGAAGGTGGCGTGATACCGGATGATCAATCGCTGTCCGATGATCTGACGGGCGTCGAGTACGGTTTCGACGCAAACGATCGCATTCTGCTTGAGAAGAAGGAGCACATGAAGAAGCGCGGGCTCGCATCGCCGGATGATGGCGATGGCTTGGCACTGACGTTCGCGACACAGGTTTTGCCCGCCGCATGGGGCGATGATGAGGACCGCCAGAACGCTGCTGGACGATACGAAAGCACTGGTTACTAACTACGTTTGGGTGTCCGAGAAGGATACTTATCGGACACAAGTCCCCGCCAACCTCCTACTATTCGCAACGTCCCCGCAGCCGCATGCCGTCTCCCGTCACAAAGGAGACGGGCATGTCGGACAAGACCCCCACGCAGGCCGAACGCATCGACGAACTCGAGAAGCAGGTCGCGGCCATCAAGGACGCGCTCAAGTCGGCTGATCCCTCGCTGATCGCAGCGGCGCTGGCCGAATAAGTGCTCGGCTTCCTGCACATCCGAGACGAGGGCCAGATCGTTCGGCGGGGGTTTAACTTCTACCCGCTGAGCAACGCGTTCTGCCGTGGCTTCGTTTTCGACGGCTGCGGGTTCCGTTTCGGCATGCGCTGGTCCAAGCTACAGCGCCGCATCATCTGGCGCTTCTCGCGCAATCGCGGCGTCTGATGGGCCCTGTCCCAACCGAAGTGTATCTCGACGATCCCGACGCGTTGATGAACGACGCGCCGGCTGAAGCGGTGTTGGCCGACGAGCCCGACGCCGTCGAGAAGCTGCTGTGGCTCGCGCAGAGCCAAGGCGACATTTCGGGGGCATGGACAGACGAGGGCCTGACGAAGCTCGGCAGCGATGTCGTGCAGGACTATACCCGTGACAAGAGCGAGCGATCCGAGTGGGAGCGCATCGTTCTCAAGGCGCAGAAGTCGGCAGCGCAGGAAGCCAAGGGTCAGAAGGACTATCCCTGGAACAAGGCTTCGAACGTCCACTACCCGCTGCTGACGGTCGCCGCGACGCAGTTCAACGCCCGCGCTTATCCGGCGATCGTCAAGGGTGACGAGGCGGTCAGCGTCAAGGTGGTCGGTGCCGACAAGGGCCGGTCGCAGATGATGCAGACGCCGCAGGGTGTCATGCCGGTTCCGCTGATGGGGACCGACGGTCAGCCGGTCATGGGCGAGGATGGCCAGCCGCAGATTCAGTGGGCCGTCCCCCCCGGCGCCAAGGCATCGCGCGCCAGTCGAGTGAAGGACTACCTCAACACTGTCCTGTTCTACCGCATGAAGGACTGGGAAGCCGACACCGACGCGTTGCTGCTGCAACTGCCGATCGATGGCTGCGCGTTCCGCAAGGTCTGGTACGACAGCGACAAAGACGAGCAGTGTTCCGCGCTGGTGTCTGCGCTGCGCATCATTGTGCCGAGCGGTGCCAAGTCGTGCGAGACTACGCCGCGGCTCACTGAGGAAGTGTGCGAGGTATACCCGTACCAGATCGCCGAACGCATGCGGTCCGAGTTCTACCGCGAGCAGACACTGCATGCGGATGGCGAGGATGACCAGGCGCCGCGCATGTTGCTGGAGCAACACCGGCTGATCGATGTCGACGGTGACGGGTTGCCCGAACCGTACATCGTGACGGTGGACCATTCGACGGCGAAGGTGCTGCGGATCGAGGCCAACTTCGGCCCGCGCGATGTCGCTATGAACGAGAATGGCAAGGCGCTGTCGATCACGCGCGGCAAGTTCTACATCAAATACAGCTTCTTCCCGCATCCGCAGGGCAAGTTCTACGACATCGGGCTAGGGCATCTGCTCGAGCAGATCGGCGACGTGGTCAACACCGCGATCAACCAGCTCATCGACGCTGGCCATGCGCAGGTCGCAGGCGGCGGGTTCATCGCGTCGGGCATCCGTTTGCAGGGTAACGGCCGCACGTCGTCGCTGCGGTTCGCGCCTGGCGAGTATAAGACCGTCAATGGCGTGACCGGCGACCAGCTTCGCAATGGGATCTACGAACGCACTTTCCCCGGCCCGTCGCAAACGATGGTGTCGATCCTGGACATGATGCTGGCCGCGGCTCGCGACATCTCATCGGTCAAGGACGTGATCACCGGGGACGCTTCGAACAACGGGCAGGTCGGCACTACGCTGGCACTGATCGAGCAGGGCCTTCAGGTCTTCACGGCTATCTACAAGCGCATCTACCGCTCGCTTCGGGAAGAGTACGCGCTGATCTTCACGAACATCGCCAAGTGGGGCGGTGAGCGTGCTGCGGCAGATTATGCCGAGGTGCTGGACGACGAGCAGGCGGACTTCAAAGCCGACTTCAACGCCGACGACATGGACATCCGGCCTGTGTCGGATCCGACCAGCGTGACGCGCATGCAGAAGATGGCGCGGGCTCAGTTTCTCATGGGCGTGGCGGCGAACAACCCGCTGGTCGACCAGGCTGAGGTCCTACGACGCGTGTTCGAAGCGGCTGACATCGAGGACGCGGAGAAGCTGTTTGCAGCACCTCAGCAGCCCGACCCGCAGCAGGCAGCGCTCGCGCTCGCCGGCGCGCAGGCTGAGATCGCCAAGACCACGTCCGAGACGGCGAAGAACAACACCACGGCTCAGAAAACGCAGGTCGACGCTCTCGCCGCTGCGGCCAACCTCGGCTTCATGATGGGAACGAATGATGACCCCCTCGCAGGAGGAATTTCAGGCATGGCAGGCGGACCCGGTAACGACATGGGTTATGGCGGCGATGGGCTCTTATGCCGGGAAGCTGCGTGATGTGTGGATCGAACACACATGGACCGCGGGCAATCATCCGGACTCCTCCATGCTCACGGATTTGCGCGCTCGAGCAGACGCGCACCTCGCCCTTTCCGAACTCTCCTACGAACGAATGGTGGAATTAGATGGGACAGATCCCGAACCTCGCTGACTGCAACCCCGGCATCAAGCCGGTGGAGTATTACGTCCTGATCGCGCCCGAGACGATCGAGGAGCGCACGGCCGGCGGGATCTATATTCCCCAGGCCAAGCGCGAGACCGACGAGATCGCGACGCAGAAGGGTCGCATCGTGGCGCAGTCGCCGCTCGCATGGGGCTTCGCCGACGGCGATGACCATCGCGGCAAGGTCGGCGATACGGTGCTGTTCGGTCGCTACGCCGGCTCGCTGATCGAAGGCGTGGACGGCAAGACGTACCGCATCTGCCGCGACAAGGACATCGCCGGCATCTTCGAGGAGCAATCGTGATGCGCAGTATCCTGATCGCAGCCGTCGCGCTGTGCATGCCGATCGCCGCACAGGCGCAGTCGGTGTCCAAGACGCGCGCGGCTCCGGCTGTCACGTCGGGCATCGTCCTGAAGGCTGGCACGGCGGTTCTGACGGGTATGAACGTCACGACCGGCGCCGCTGCTGGCTACGTGCTGGTCTTCGACGCTGCTGCGGTTCCTACCGACGGCGCTGTCACGCCGCTGCGGTGCCTGCCAGTCGCTGCGAACACCGGCGTCGACATCAACTTCCGCGGATCACCGCTCAAGTTCGACGTGGGCGCGGTCGTCGTGTTCTCGACCACCGGCTGCTATACCAAGACCGCGAGCGCGACGGCGTTCATCGCAGGTGACATCCAGTGAGCGGGGCTGCGCTGTTCCTGGCGCTTCAGATCGTCTCCCCGCTCGCACCGCCTACGCCTGCCGCTGTGGATACGACGGCGCGCAACGCTGCGGCTGCGGCTGCGACTGCCGCGCAACAGGCTGCACTAGCCGCTGCCGTCGCGTGCAAGCCTGGCGCGACCGTGCCGCCTATGGAGATCGTCGGCGGGTCGGCTGGCAGCGGTGACGCTTGCCGCCTCGACAACGCCGTACAGCCTCGCATTAGCCGCACCGTGACGGGAACGACCGTAACGGGTGGCTCTGGCGCTGTGACGTGGCCTGCCATGCCGTCCGTACCTCGCCTGACGGTTACGCCGTACGTGGCCTCCAGCGCGGTTCAGGCGCCGATGTGCTTCCCGGTTGCAGGCTCGGTCACCACGACCGGCGCGACAATCAAGTGCTTCACGTCGCAGTCGGTCACGGTTTCGATCCTTGGCGCCGTCGTCGCTCCGATCACCACGGCTGCAGCCGGCGTCACGTTCGACGTTCTCGCGCTGCCGACGTCGTAGCGATGGCCAAGACCGACATCACCGCGATCAACGCCAAGACGATCAGCGTTGACGGCGTGCCTATTCCGGGTTCGCCTACGCCTGTCGGGCCGTTCACAACGTTCGACCAGATCGACGCGGACACGGTGCTGGCACTTGGCGGCGTGGTGCTGTTCGGGACGCTGCCTTCGGGTGCGATCTATACGAACTTCGACAACCTCGATGTTGATAGCGGCGTCAGTGTCGCGGAAATCATTCGGTACGGGGTTCCGTCTGGCGGGGGAGGCGTGCCTTCCGCTGCAATCCTCAACGCTTCCGGCAGCTACGTCCGGAACCAATCGGGCGGCTACGTCCTGCGGAGTTACACCTAATGGCTGACACGACATTCGCGAATGAATTTGCCGCTGCGTCTGGGCAACTTCGGGTTTCGCCATACGATCCCACCGGGCTTGTCGCGAACAAGCTCGTCATCAACGATGACACTTTCGAACGCGGCATGCAGGGCTGGACTCAGCTGTTCACGCCGACCGGGGTGGCTGGAACAGGCTGGGGGCTCGCGCCGAACCCGACCGGCACCCTGTCCCGTATCACGCGAGCCATTCCGCGCCTCCATGCGCGCACGCCCAACATCCCATCGGCGTCCGTCATGGGAATCAAGCGCATGGGGCGGATGGCTGGCGACGGGCGCTACTTGCTAGAGTTCTGGGGCTGCATGTCTGCGGTCAATCTGGACCTGACGCGTCCGCGCTGGTTCACCTGGGGGCTTGATTACGAGCTTTCGTCTGGCCTTCGCCGCTTTGCCTCGTTCCGCTTCCTCAACTATGACGAAGGGACCAGCGCCCGCGTTGCAAAGATGCAGTTCCAAGGCGCTGATGGGACGTGGATCGATATTCCAACGCCCTCTTCCGTCGATCCTCTTTCGAACAACAACGAGAACAAGACCGGTCCGCTGTATTATCTCGCATTCGTGGTCAATACCGCTGATGGGTTTGTCGAGGGGTTCCGTTTTGACGATCAGATCGCACTTGGCGCTTTGAAGCCCGGCGCTACTGCAGCGGACATATCATCTTACAAGGCAACCTATGGGCTTGCCTTCGACGATACCGACCTGCCGGCCTTCAAAGGTGGCCTCAACGCTACGTTCACGGTAACCAACCGTTCGGCTGCAAACGCAACGTCGGGCGTTTCGGAAATAACACGCCAGCGCACCACGTTTCTTGACGCTCCGGGCGGTGGTTCGCCACTGATCCCAACCAACCTAAGCGCATCGGAGGAGTCGAACTGGCTTCTGTCGAATTACCCGATCGCGGGCACGACGGCGGGCACTATATTCCTGCCTGAAATCGTGGGCGAGCCGGGGGCAATTTACGACTTCAACATCTTGCTCGATAGCATCAACGGCACGCCAACGGCGGGGACGATCGCTGCAAAGTTCCAGGTCGCTCCTCTTCAGTTCCACGGCTATTCGGTGGACAGTGAGACTTCGACGGATCTGCGACCGTGGATCGATGTCACGGCAACAGATGGCCTTATGGGGCATCTGCTCCCCGATGGGGAGTGGCCTGCACCCGCGTTCAGCTACAACAGCGCACTAGGCCGTCAGATTGTCCGATCAATCCGCTGCGGGCCCAACGCTCGAATGCTCCGACTGGCAATCACGCAGACTGGCATCACGCCCGCGACGACCGCCGCTAACCTCAAACTGACCGTGAATGTGACGCGTCGAGTCTAACCCCCACCCCACCCCACCCCACCCATCACCCCAGGCGCATCGCAGGCGGGGTGATGGGGCTGGTGGCGAACGGCAGCGAACCATAGCGAACAACCTCCTACTATTCGGCATCATCGAACCCCTGAATAACCCCGCTCAGATTTAGCGAGGGGTCCGATGACCGAAGCCACGACAGAACTGCAGGAAGGCCAGACCGCACCGATCGAGGGCGCGGATGGCGTAGTAGCAACCGAGACGACGACCGAGACCACCAGCGCACCGGATCCTTACGAGGACCTGGCGCGCGGTTCGGGTTGGTCGCCGAAGGAAGAGTGGCGCGGCAAGCCCGAGGACTGGCGTGCGCCCCGCGACTTCATCGAATACGGCATGCGCCGTAGCCGTGAGAGCGCCGAGGAACTGAAGGGTCTCCGTCAGTCGGTCGGATCGATCGCCAAGACGGCAGAGGCTTTGCAGCGCCGGGCGGTCGAGGACACTCGACGCGAGCTGGAGGAGCGGTTCGCCGGCGCGGTCGAGAACAAGGACCATGAGCGTGCTCGCGCTGTCCGCGACGAGATCGCGCGCCTGGAACAGCCGCAGACCGCTGCTGGCGTTCCCGAGGTCGGCGACTTCATGACGCGCAACGCTTCGTGGTTCGGTGCCAACCGCGCCGCAACTGCACTCGCGCAAAGCATCACGGCCGAACTGGCGGCAAAGGGCGTCACGCCCGCCGATCAGCTCCGCGCCGCAGAGGAAGCCGTCAAGGCGGACTTCCCCCAGCTATTCGGTACGCAGCAAGCGCCTGCAAAGCCGTCCCCCTCCGTCAGTGCGCCGACCACGCGCACCGCGGCTCCGTCCAAGCCCAACGGCTTCGCGTCCCTCCCTGCCGAAGCGCAGAAGGCGGGTCATGACTTCGTGAAGCGCGGCATGGTCAAGACGCTGGAAGATTACGCCCGCGTATACCGTGAGGAGAATAACTGATGGCTACCCAGCCGACTGCGCGGGATCGCGCGACCGAGGAAACAACGCAGCGTCGTCGCCGGATGGACGGCACGCTGGACCAGTCGATGGATATGAAGCTCGCCGTTCCGCCCAAGATCACGGACGAATATGGCAAGTCGCATCGCCTGCGCTGGTTCAATGACGTGGGACCTCGCCTCTACAACGCGACCGAGCGAGACGACTGGGACAAGGTTCCTGGAGTCGACCCCCGGCCTGTCGGCACAGATGAGCACGGCAAGCCGATCAGCGCTATCCTTCTGATGAAGCCCCGCGAATTCGACGCGGAAGATCAGGCTCGCAAGGAAGTGAGCAGGCGTGAGCTCGAGAAGCAGGCCCTCCAAGGCGCTCCGATCGATCCCCAGGGCCGAGACAATGCAGAGGCGGGGAACCGCTTTGCAGTCGACGGCAACCGGATCAGCCATTCCTATTCTCCGTAAGGACCCGGCATCATGCCAAACGCCAATGCTCCCTTCGGGCTCAAGCCCGTCCGTGATGGCGCGAGCCGTCCGTATAGCGATGGGACCGATGCTTTCGCTCTCCTCGCCGCGGATAACTCCGTCGTCTATATCGGCGACCCTGTCGTCATCTCCGGCACCGCTGACGCTGTAGGCGTCCCCAGTGCCACCCTCGCCACCGCAGGCGCGGGCAACCGCATTACCGGCGTAGTCGCGGGCTTCACGCCCAACCCGGCGATCGTAGCGGCCGGTTTCCGCGCTGCCGGCAATGAGGTTCATGCGCTCGTCGAACACGACCCCGACGTGTTGTATGAGATCATGGCCAACGGCTCGGTCGCTGCAACCGACATCGGCGCCAACGCCAATCTGATCGCTGGTACGGGGGGCAACTCCTACAAGCGCTCGGGCTGGATGCTGGACACCGCGTCCATGACCACGACCGCCACGCTCCAGGTCCGCATCGTCGGCCTCGCGCGGCGTCCCGACAACGACTTCGGCGCCAATGCCGTGCTGCTCGTTCGTATCAACCAGACCACCGAGACCGGCGCTGCCGGGTCGACCGGCGTCTAAGGGAGGGCTGAGACATGCTTATCACCCGCGCAAGCCATCCCACCACGCTGTGGCCTGGTGTCAAATCGTTCTTCGGCCTGACCTACGAGAAGTGGGAGCCGCTCTATACGCAGATCTTCGAGGAGCAGACCTCCGACAAGGCGTATGAGATCGTCAGCGAGGCCACTGGCTTCGGCATGGCGTCGGTAAAGTCCGAGGGCGCGTCGATCGTCTATGACACGGATGGCGAAGGCCCGCAGTCGCGGTTCACCAACGTCACCTATGGTCTGGGCTACATCGTCAGCCGCGAAGAGATCGAGGACGACCAGTACACCTACGTCAGCCAGAACCGAGCGAAGGCGCTGTCCTTCTCGATGCAGGCAACGAAGGAGACGGTCCATGCGAACATCCTCAACCGGGCGTTCAACGGCTCCTATGTCGGTGCCGACGGCGTCTCGCTCATCTCGGACAGCCATCCGACCCGTGGCGGTCTCCAGTCGAACAAGGTGGCGGACGCCGATCTGTCCGAATCCTCGATCGAAGACGCCTTCAAGGCCATGTGGTCGGCGAAGAACGCGCGCGGTCTTCCGGTGGTTCTGCGGGCTACCAAGCTCGTTATCCATCCGAGCGAGCTGTTCAACGCAACGCGCATTCTCAAGTCGACGATGCGCGTCGGTACGGCGAACAACGACACCAACGCGATCCGCGCCATGGGCATCGCGCCTGAGGTTGTTGCCAATCCCTACCTGACCGACCTCGACGCATGGTTCCTTCTGACGAACGCACCGAACGGCCTCATTTCGATGAAGCGCCGCGCGATCGAGCTTCAGAAGGCCGACGACTT